CCCAGGCTTTTGCCCTCGTCGCAGTAATCGCTCTCGATCACCTCCAACGACAGCGGCACACGGCCGCGGCCCATGGACTCCGGCACGATCCGCAGGAACACCTCGCCTGATTCGGCGACGCTGCAGATCGCCAGCCGCAGGATCTCAGCGAACGACAGCCGGCCGGCGACGTGGCAGGTATCCGCCCTGCACCAGCGCTGCCATGCGCTCTCGATCTGCCGATTCAGATTCTCATCCAGCCGGCCGCCGCCGCGCTGCATCGGTACGCGGCCCTGCAACCTGATGCCACGGCCTACCACGTTGGCGCCGATCGCTCGGATTGCCTGGCGGGCGTAGGGGTTGTCCCGCACGAGCTGGCGGCTGCGGTTGCGCAGGCGCACCAGGCTGCCGTCGATCTCAGCGTCGGCGCTCGTATTGCTGGTCACCCAGTCCGACGTGAGCCGCGACACCATCGCGCCTTCATAGGCTCGTCGGCCGCGGCGCTGAGGCATCGTTGCTGGCGGTGGGTTGGCCACCTTCGACCGCTTCCGCTTGCCCATCAGCTGAACCTCACGAACAGATTGCCCGGATTGCCCAGGCCGGCGGCCACCTTCTCGGCTGCCTTCTGACGCGCCACGACCGCTTTCAGCTGCGCCTCGCGTTGCATCAGCGCCGAAAGGTCCTGGCTTGTGTAGCTGCGGTTGCCAATGGCATAGCTCTTGCTGCCCTTCGCCACGATCGCCCGGATCGCAGCCTGCACGGCCGACAGATCCTGTTCGGCTTGGCTGCGGCCATCAAAGGCGGCAGGGCTGCCGGCGTATTGCAGGCTGGGCAGCACGGTGGTTGTGCCAGATCCGACGGTGATCACCGTCGCGCCGCTGCTGATCCGCGTCTGCCAACTCCACAGGCCAGCATCAAATCCACCCGATGTGCCGGCGGCGATCGCCATGTCCCAGCCACCATCAGCCCGAGCGGTGCCGACCACCGTCGCACCCTCGGCGGCAGTGTTGGTCCGCAGGTAAGTCGTCATCACCCACGTCGCTGACGTGGCGGCATTGCCCGACAGATCAACCGCTGCGGGCTCGATCCATTGCACCGTGTCGCCAGCGCGCAGTTCAGCCGGAACAGTCACAGGCAACACCTCCTGGGGGCACTGTAGCGGAGCCGAAAGAAACCCCGCAGGTGCTACCAACACCCGCGGGGTTCGTGACAGGAGTTGTCTGAGAAACCAATGAGCCCACACCCTACCAATTGCTCACGAAACTGCCGCCACCACCACGAGCACGCCGCCGCTGGCGTGGTGCAGCCGCGGCCGGCTGGGCAGTGGCATCAGTCGAGGCAGCAGGCAGCGGCGCTACATCACCCGCAGCACGCTCCAGCTGATCCCACATCGTCGCCCGGTGGTATCGACGCTTCACCAGATCCAGCAGCGCCAGACAGTAGACAGCCAGGTCGAGCGGTTCATTCCTAGCGCCCGATGGCTTCTGCCATTCCAGCACCTGAAAGCCCTTCACCTGCCGCGGCACCAGCCGCTCGCAGGTCAGACCCGTGAGGTATTCCTCAGTGGCGTTCTGCCCGAAGTGCACCGCCCCGGGGCCCGCGCTCTCACGCTTCAACCTGGCGTAGATCGTTCGCTTCAGCGTGTCGCCACCCACCAGATACAGCGTCACCCCGCCTTTGATCGTCCGACCCCGCCAGTTCACATCCACCTTGCTGCCCTTGCTCAATGCCGGCGCCGCCTTGGTGCTGCTGCCCTTCAGCGCCACAACACCCTCACGCACTCGAGCACGGCAGAACTCATAGGCCTCCTGCGTGAAGTGGCCGCCGGTGTCCACTCCGCAATGCCGCACCGTCATCACGCCGCCGGTCTCCCTGGGCCACTGCGTCCGCCGGATCACATCAACCTGCGCCCATGGGCCGTCGGCCCCCAAGTCCGCCGGGTCGCCCTGCACCTTCTCATGCCACACCAGCCACATCTCCTCACCACGACCCACGCCCCACACGCTCACCTCGAGCCACGTGTCCTGCACGTCTACCGCCATCATCAGCAGCAGCACACCAGCAGGACACCACCCCGTCTGATACGGCTCGGCTGCCGCCCGGGCCATCAGCCCATCAGCTGACACCTTCGCCAGCGCCTCATCCTCCCAGGCTTCTGCCGCCCGCTTGTTCACCCAGCCCTTCAGCAGCAGCGGGTCAGTCTTCGCCCGGAGGAACTCATCACGGATCATGTCCCAGCTGGTCCACCCGGCCGGCGCATACCACCCCGGCAGGTGGAAGCCTGCCGTGATGCCATCACCCTTGGCGCTCGGCTGCCACGCACCACCCAGCAGCATGCTCGTCTTGTGGTGCTCCGCCACACGCTCGCCACACGCCGGGCACTGCGCCCACACCTCACCATCCGGCCGGTCCCACTTCATGTGTTCGCGCCAGCGCAACACCTCCAGCGATCCGCAACACGGCATCAGCACCGCGAACTGCCGGCGGTCGCTCCGGCTCTCGAACTCCTCTGTGATCCGGCACGCGCCACGGGTCCCCGGCGTGCTGGTGATCAGAACCTTGCCCATCGGGAACGTGCTGGTCCGCGTCTCGGCGTTCTCCAACGGGTCGCCCTTGTCGTCCGCCTCCAGCGGGTAGGAGCTCACCTCATCAGCCGCCAGATAGGCAGCTGGCATCGACTGCAGGCCGCTGCCGCTGTTCGCACCGGTGAGCACGAACAGGCCACCCCTGAACTCCTTGAGGAACATCGTGTTGCCCGAGTCCCGCGACCGCGCCGGCGCGATCAGCTCACTCAGCACCGGCGTCTCCTTCAGTAGCGGATCCAGCCGCTGGCGGTTCAGGCGCTTCGCCATGTCCAGCGTCGGCTGCACCAGCAGCGTCGGCCCCGGCCATAGGTGGATCACGGCGCCGAGCCAGTTGAGCACTACCTCTGTCTTCCCCATCTGGCTGCCGAACATCAGCACCACCCGCCGCCACGGACTCGACGGGCTCAGGCAGTCCATCGGCTCCCTGAGGTATGGCGTCCGGTCCGTGCGCCATGGCCCCGGCTCGCTGCTGCCCTTCCGGCTCAACATCCGATGCGCATCAGCCCACTGGCTCACCGTCATCGGGTCCGGCGGCCGCAGCCCCTCACGCCATGCCGCCAGGTATTCCGCCGCTGCGTCAGCCATCCGCCAGCACCCGCAACGCCACACGGATCTCCTCGCTCAGCAGGTGATGAACCTGCCGCGCATCCTGTGTCGCCGCCAGCATCGGCGCCAGCCGGTCCGGGATCCCCATCAACCCATCACGCACCGAACGCGCCAAGGCAAACGCCTGTGCCTTCACCTCAGCCACCGGCACCAGCTCGCCCCTCCCCTGCAGTGCCGCCAGCTTCGCCTGCTCCGCCTGGTAATGCTCACGCCTTGCTCGGCTCTCGTTCAGGTCCGGGATCGCATCCTCAGGCAGCGCCTCGATATAGGCGCGCAGCTGCGCAGGCGTCGGCGCAGGCGCAGGCGCGGCCGCCTGCGCAGCAGCAGCACCAGCCGGTGTGCCCACCTTCGCGTTGTTGTTCCGCAGCGTCCGCTCATCCCACAGCGCCAGCCCACGCTCTAGGTCGATCAGCTGCTTGCCGTTCTCCGTCACCAGAGCGCCATTCAACCGGCCAGACCGGATTGCATGGGTCACAGCTGCCGGTGTCACGCCTTTGGCCTTGGCAAACTCTCCCTTCCGCACCAGCACCGTTTTTTTAGCGCTCCTTACGCTTAACTTAAATCCTACTGCTGCCCCTTAAAAAAGGTCGGGGAGGGGGCCAAAGTGCTTGCTATGACTGGGTTTTAGAGGGTTAGGGGGCTCCCGCTAGCGAAAAAGGGTGCCGCAGGATCACCCACACTGAGGGTGGGCAGAAGGACCCAAAAGCAGGTCGGTCATCGCGCCGATCGCATGGCTCGATCGACTGCTTTGCTGAGGTGGGATGGAAAGCTGCGAGCAACAGCTTGATTGCCGATCCGCTCAAAGGGAAAGCGCGGCTCATAGGTGGGCTCACTGTCTGCCACGGTGAAGAACGCATGAAGACGGAGGCGCGAGCGCCTGTAGACGCCGGCTGGTGCGTCGCTGTGACGTGGCTTGCCGATGAAGAAGCCGCCGCGGTCTTTGGTGCTCAGGTTTGATTGGATGAGCGCGAACAGGGAGCGCTTGGGATTGCCAGCGGCATTGAGAGCAGTGGAGGTAGGGACGAGCTTGCCACTAGGGAGGGGGGTGTTGGCGCCCTTGGCAAGGCCACGGATGAACCCCTCATAGTTCTTCCAGCGACGCTGACCACCAAAGGTCTGAGTGTCCAGGTAGTGGCGGTTGGGCTGGCGTGTGATCTCGACCAGAAGATGTGCCTTGGTGGACTTGGTGTAGACGAAGGCGTTACGGGTGAAGGCTGTGGGGTTGGTGAAGGACTGGTTCACCTGAGCCTTGAGCGCCAGCTGAACGTCGCGTGCGGCCTGGTTGAGCGCGATGGATGTGGCGAAGGGCAGCTGGTTGGATGCCTGAGCTGCAAAGGCCTGCATGCGGTCCAGACCTTTGGTCGTGACGGTGGTTGTGATCACGGCTGGAAGGCGACGTGGTAGCCAGCGATGTGGAGCTTGTAGGCGAGGCCTGGGGGTGAGTTGATCAGCTCGATCGGGGTGTCAGGTTCGGTCAGCTCAGCGATGAGGGACAGGAGCTGATCGAGGGTGAGGTAGGTGTGACCGGGTCCACCATCAAGCATGGCATCGACGGTGGTCTCGGGGCCTGCGGTGCCGAAAGAGAGGCGCAATGGCCATGCGCGGACGTGGCCGGTGGATGGATCCCACTGGCAGCCGAAGGCGATCTGTGCCAGTGGGTGCATCGCTGAGCTGCTGCTGTGCTCAGTCTGCCGGTTGGTGTGGCGCAGGTCTGATGTGGGTGATGTGCGGTGCGAGGTCAGG